GACATAACCCCGCCGACGGAGGTGTAGCGCACCTTCCCGTCCCTTACATACCCTGTGCATTTGTTATTGATCTGCAGCTTCTGCAGGCGTTTCAAGTGCTTCCTCTCTTCGGAGGAGAAGGGTGCACGTATGATCTTGTGCACCCACCTAAGAGCATCGGGGCGAACATGTTGGTCAAACCTGGACGCATCTAGCCCTATAGCAACAGGCCGCTGGTACAGCGACCACTTCTTGAAAATCTCCCTCGCAACCTGCTCCGCATTCAGACCTTTCATCACAGTCCTCCCTGATCCCCAAACCTTGTCAATTCTGTGATAGATTGCATGTTCCACAGGTTTGACGTACCTTCCATACACAGCACCGTACCGCGGGTCGCGCGGTTGAATCAACCGCGGTACAAAATCCGGTTTCGCCGAGACATTGGTCTTCTCAGCCTTGACGAACACTCTCAAATCCGCGTCGCAATCTCGAAATCCCGTCAGGTCGAGACTCTCGAAGGCCTTTTCGTAAACAGCACGCTTGTGACCCCGATAGCACGATAGGAATTGCTCCCTAGTGTACGGGGTGAGTGAACCGATATGTTCCGTTAAAAGGGCACTAAACCGTGCCAGACGCGTCTTGAAGAGCAGCGGGTCCATGTCAGGCGGTGGTTCCCCTTTCACAAAGAAAACCCGTTCTAACACGGCCCGCTCCAGATTCCTAATGTTGGCATTAGGGACACGAAACTCAATTGCAGGGGAGGTGGCCTCCAATTGTATCACCTTTCGTATCCGTGGCGGGACCCATGGATATTTAACTGTCACCAAACTGGGATGGGCTAACTTAGTAGGGTTAGCATCCACCCCTGACAATACCCACGGGCCCCGTCACTCCCGCTCATAGTCGACGCGGGTTCTGTCTCCGCGGAGCAACGACCACAGATTCCATCCCCGCCGGGAATAATCTGCGTCTCTGCGCAAGACATTGTATGAGCTGAGCAACCTCCTCCGCTCGATCTCCCTATCCGTCCGCACGAAGAATAGCTCCACGCAGTCGTCAAGTACTGCATCTATGTGGGTCAAGCGCATCTTCTTTTCCTTCATAAGGTCATGGAGGAATTTCCTGACACACAACCTATTGGCTTCCGTCCGGCGGAGTGTGCCAAACTGCACCTTCGCGGCTGTGACAAAAGCCCATAAGGCCCCTCTTCGGGACCCACCCTTGAGGAAGGTGGACTTTGATGTCACACCTATTGCAGGGTTGTTGGGCAGGGGAGGAAGCCCTATGATCGCTTCCTCTATGCGGGGTTGGGGTTCGGAGGTGAGGTGGTCATCGATCTCCTCCTCAGGGTCCTCAGCAACCAGCGACTCTACTTCGGCAGCCGCCTGGCGTTCCCTAGTAACAATACCGTTATTTCTAACGGCTCTCCGCACTAGGAACGGAGAGATCGCAGCGACTGGTGTTACCGCAAAAACTGCAGTGATGATGAGTGCAGTTATAATGGGCATACTCAATAGGATTCGGGTGAATCGATGGTGAGTTGTCGTTGCTACGGCCTTTCACCGTTTTGGAAATCACTGTG